AATCTGGTAATCAGAATACATCTGGAACTTCTGCTGGTCTGACTGGTTCCCCATCAGTAGAATTAACTAATATAGTCGGTGCTGCAGCGTCTGTAGTCGGTATAGTAACTGCTACGACCTTCAGTGGAGCCTTAACTGGTAATGTAACAGGTAATGCTGATACTGCTACTACAGCAACAACCGCAACTAATATTACGGTTTCTGCAAACAATTCTAGTGATGAAACTGTTTATCCAATATTTGTAGATGGTGCTACAGGTGGTCAAGGTGCAGAGTCTGATACTGGATTAACATACAATCCGTCAGATGGTGAACTAACAGCAACCACATTTACTGGAGCTTTAACTGGTAATGTTACTGGTAACACATCAGGTTCATCTGGATCATGTACTGGTAACGCTGCTACTGCAACTGCATTAGCAAGTGCAAGAAATATTGGTGGTGTATCGTTCGATGGTACTGCTGCTATAGATCTACCTGGCGTAAACTCAGCAGGTAATCAAAATACTACAGGAACTGCTGCAGGTATAACAGAAGCAGACACTGCGGTTTCTTCTACAAGTGCAACAACAGTATTATCTTTTGCACATGCATCTTATCGTGGAGCATTTGTTTCATTATCTATTACACAAGGATCTAATTATCAGATTGGTAAATACTCAATTATACATGATGGAACTACGGTAACAGTAGTTGAAGAATCTGCTGTTGCAACTGGGTCTATGTTAGGAACATTTAGCGGAACTATTAGTAGTAGTAATTTATTATTACAAGTGACAATGGGAAGTTCATCATCAGCAACTATTACGGTTAAAGCAGATAAAATAACTGTGTAACATAAATATATAATAGGTATTGACATAATTCTTATGAAAAAGTGTCCTGAAGGCGAATATTATTGCAACGAGAAAAAGAAGTGTAGACCTATTCCAAAGGGATACCATACGGCTCGTGGTGGTTACTTAGTTCGGGATACCGAAAAGAAAAATGGTAATGGAAATGGCAATGGCAATGGAAACGGTCACTCCAGTAACGGCAACGGTAATGGAAATGGCGGTAATGGAAATGGCGGTAATGGAGGAGGATTAGGAGAATCAATGAGAAGACTACCACTTAAAATTGAAATTCCAAAGACATCTGCTCAATTCAGTTTGGGTTTGATGTTTAGAGAAAGTTTAGAATCTGATAGCGGAATGCTATTCATTTTTGATGAATCAGGTGAAAAGTCTTTCCATATGAGACATACTACTATTCCACTAGATATTGCTTTTATTAGTGAAGAAGGTGTTATTGAAAGTATTAAAGAATTAGAACCTTTGAGAAGCAGTCCTGTTTATTCTGATGCAGATGTTATGTTTGCACTAGAAGTTAACAGAGGATGGTTTGCAGAAAATAATGTAAAGGTTGGTGATAAGATTGTTAAATTACAAGAATCAGATTGTGAATGTGAAGATTGTGGACAAGATCCATGTGTTAAGTGTGGTGAAAGTCATCATAACATTGATGAAGATACCAGTTTTAAAAATGAATTGAGTGGAGTTTCTTATGAATTTATTGATATAATTAAACCAGAACCTATGAAAGTACCAAAACATAGATTCTCATACATAGATACATCTGATGATATATCTGCTGCATTACCATCAGTAGAAGAGGCAACTCGTTTACCAAATTACAATAAAGTCGGAAATATAATCGACGTATATTTGGCTTGGAGAGGAAAGAACTACATGATAAAAATGTTCTTCCCTTCAGTCAAAAAACCCTCACGCAGAGAAGTACAGGATCAAGTGAGAAAAGTGTATCCTAATGCTAAACTCTGGAACTACCAAGTATCGGAACATGAACCAGGAGAACCCCTCCTCCAAACTACAGGGGGAAGATAAAACTAAAGAACTGGAAAAGAAATTAGAAAAATTAGAAAAAATACTAGACCTACAACAAAGAACTATAGAACACGACAGACAACACTTTGGACAAACTTATGAAATGACTTAATTATGGGAACACAAATAGACAATGTATATCTTGGTAATCCTCTTCTAAAGAAGGCCAATGTACAACAAGAATTTACCAAAGAGCAAGTTCTTGAATTTATTGCGTGTAAAAATGATCCAGTATATTTTGCAAAACAACATGTAAAAATTGTTAGTTTGGATGAAGGTTTGGTTGGATTCAAACCTTATGATTTTCAAGAGAAGTTAATTAGAAACTTCCACGAACATAGATTTAATATTTGTAAGATGCCTCGTCAGACAGGTAAGTCTACTACGTCTGTATCATATCTATTGCATTATGCTGTATTTAATGATAATGTAAATATTGGTATACTTGCAAACAAGGCAGCAACTGCTAGAGATTTGTTAGGTAGATTACAAACTGCATATGAGAACTTACCTAAATGGATGCAGCAAGGTATTATATCTTGGAATAAAGGTAGTTTGGAGTTAGAAAATGGTTCCAGAATCTTGGCTGCGTCAACTTCTGCCAGTGCTGTTCGAGGAATGTCTTTCAACATCCTGTTTTTGGATGAGTTTGCATTCGTTCCAAATCATATTGCTGATTCGTTTTTTGCCTCTGTTTATCCTACTATTACTAGTGGTCAAAGTACGAAAGTAATAATGGTGTCTACCCCTCACGGGATGAACCATTTTTATAGGTATTGGCACGATGCAGAAAGAGGAAAGAATCAATATGTTCCTACAGATGTTCATTGGTCAGAAGTTCCTGGTCGAGATGATGTTTGGCGAGAACAAACAATTGCTAACACATCTGAACAACAATTTAAAATTGAGTTTGAGTGTGAGTTCTTAGGATCTGTTGATACTCTTATTGCTCCTAGTAAATTAAGGACGATGGTTTATCAAGAACCATCTACAAGAAGTGCTGGTTTAGACGTATACGTTGATCCAATAAAAGGTCATGATTATGTTATGGCAGTAGACGTTGCTCGTGGTGTGAATAAAGATTATTCTGCTTTTGTACTTATTGATATTACAGAGTTTCCTCATGCAGTAGTAGCAAAGTATAGAAATAATGAAATAAAACCAATGCTATTCCCTACCATCATTAATGATGTTGGTAAGAGTTATAATGACGCATTCGTTTTATGTGAAGTAAATGATATTGGTGATCAGGTAGCATCTATATTAAATTATGATATGGAATATAAAAATCTTCTTATGTGTTCTATGAGAGGAAGAGCAGGACAAGTTGTAGGTCAGGGATTCTCTGGTAAGAAGACTCAGCTTGGAGTTAAGATGTCCAAAACTGTAAAGAAAGTTGGTGCTCTTAACTTAAAGACATTAATAGAATCTGATAAACTTCTCTCATGTGACTATGATATTATGAGTGAATTAACTACATTCATTCAAAAAAATAATTCATTCGAGGCAGAAGATGGGTGTAATGATGACCTTGCAATGTGTCTTGTCATATATGCATGGTTAGTTCAACAGGATTATTTTAAAGAATTAACAGATCAGGATGTAAGAAAAAGACTATATGAAGAACAGAAGAATGCAATAGAACAAGACATGGCACCATTTGGTTTTATGGATGATGGAATGGGTGATGATAACTTTGTTGATGATGAAGGAGATAGATGGTTTAAAGCAGATGAGTATGGTGATAAATCATATATGTGGGAATACCTCTCGTAAATGTAATTTTTAATAAATATTTTCAGATTAACTGAGACTAACGGAGACAAAAAGCATGGCGACTCCTCAATTATCTCCTGGTGTGTTAACCAGGGAGGTTGACTTAACGGTAGGAAGAGCTGAGAATGTATTGGATAACATTGGTGCTATTGCAGGGCCATTTCCAATTGGACCTATTGATGAACCTATTGATATTTCTACGGAAGAAGACTTGATAAATGTCTTCGGTAAACCACTTTCTACAGATTCGCAGTATTCATATTGGATGAGTGCAGCATCTTACTTAGGATACGGTGGTGTATTAAAAGTTTGTAGAACAGACAACACGAATTTAAATAACGCCAATGCTGGTGTTGGTGTTGCTAATACTTCTACACTCAAAATTAAGAATTACGACGATTACCAAGAGAATTACAGTGAGTCAAGTGCTTACACATATTCTGCTAAGAATCCTGGTTCATGGGCAAATGGATTAAAAGTTTGCTTCATTGACGATTTAGCGGATCAAACAATCGGAATTACAACTACCGACCCATATGCTGCTGGTGCGATTATAGGTTACGGTGTTACTGCTGCACTTTCAAATGTAGTGGTTCCTGGTGCAGGAAGTACATCAACATTCAGTGGATATTTAAAAGGTATCATTACTGGTGTTTCTACTGATGCTACAAATAGTGCAAGTAGTTTTGATGTTAAGGTTGTTGCAAGAGTTGATGGTAGCGGAACTGAAACTAGAATAGATTATGCAGAGAACACTCAATATGCATCATTTGATACAGATGACAGTGTTTGGTTTGTAAACAACGCAGGTATTAACACTGGTACTACTGGTGGTGGTAAAACTGCTGTAATATTCCCTGTTCAAACAACAACAGACTGGTATAACAATCAGACATTAGCACTAGAGAACTCAGTAGTTTACTGGAAGTCACTAGCACCAAAACCAACTTCTAACGTTTATGTAACAGATAGAAATGGTGAAGGTGATGGACTCCACGTTGCTATTGTTGATGATTACGGAACAGTTACTGGAATTAAAGGTCAAATACTTGAGAAGCATGTTTCTATATCTAAAGCATTAGATACAGTTTCTGCAGTAAATTCACCTCAGAAAATCTGGTACAAGCAATTCCTTGCAGATTTCTCACCAAATGTTTATGCTGGATACAATCCATCACAGGCTATTGACTTAGCAAACAAAACTAAGGATGGTCATCCAACTGAACCTAGAGCAACTGGATTCTCAACTGCGTATACAAAATATACAACTGCTGCTGGTCTTTGGGGTCAAAAAGCACAGGATAATGTATTCTCTGCAATAGGTAACGTAACTTACGCCCTTGGTGGTGGAGAAGATTACAGTGCTGGAGTTCCTGCAACTGGTGAAAATGGTGGTATGACTGCCACATTATCAGACTTGATGACATCTTATGATAAATTCTCTAATACAGAGGAAGTTCAAGTTGATTACTTAATCATGGGTCCAAGTCTTGGTGCTAAAGATCAATCACAAGCAAAAGCAAATAAATTGATTGCTATTGCTGCAAATAGAAAAGATTGTGTTGCATGTATTGGGCCTCATAAGGCAGACATTGTAAATGTCACTAATACAACAACTCAAACAACAAATCTATTAACATACTTCAGTCCACTAACTTCATCATCATACGCAATCTTTGATACTGGATATAAGTATACATATGATAGATTTAATAATGAGTTTAGGTACATTCCAACCAATGCAGACGTTGCTGGTCTAATGACACGCACAAATATTGTTGCATATCCTTGGTTCTCTCCTGCTGGACAGCAAAGAGGTATGATTAACAATGCAGTTAAACTTGCATATAATCCTACAAAGGATCAAAGAGATCAACTCTATCCTAATAGAATTAATGCGGTTATTACAAAACCTGGAACAGGTACAATGCTCTTCGGAGACAAAACTGCTCTAGCATATGCATCTGCATTTGATAGAATTAACGTTCGTCGTCTGTTCCTTACAATCGAGCAAGCACTTCAAAAGGCTGCAGAAGCACAACTCTTTGAACTCAACGATGAGTTAACCAGAGCAAACTTCAGAAACATTGTTGAACCTTACTTGAGGGACATTGAAGCAAAACGTGGACTTTACGGATTCCTAGTTGTTTGCGACACGACAAACAATACACCTGATGTTATAGATAACAATGAATTTAGAGCTGACATCTTCCTGAAACCTGCCAAGTCTATCAACTACGTAACACTTACGTTCGTTGCTACTAGAACAGGAGTTTCATTTGAAGAAGTCGCAGGTCGAGTTTAATTGATTATCATTCTAATAACTAAAGGAGAACACTAAAAATGGCAACAACCAGAGAGAACAAATCGATTTCCGATTTTAAGGCCGCCCTGATTGGGGGCGGTGCTAGACCCAATTTATTTGAAGTTGAATTAACAACTTTACCTGCTGGTATTGATTGGGATGCTGATAACTTCAGATATATGTGTAAGGCTGCTAACTTACCTGCATCTAACATCGCAAACATTGATGTTCCGTTCAGAGGTCGTATTTTTAAAGTTGCTGGAGACAGAACTTTCGATGTATGGACAGTAACAATCATCAACGATGAAGGATTTAGACTTAGAAATGCTATGGAGCAGTGGATGGATTTAATTTCAAAACTCTCCAATAACCTTGGTGCTACAGATCCAGCAGCATACATGACTAATGCTAAAGTTTACCAACTCGGTAGAGGATCATCTTCAAGTAGCAAAACTAGTGATGGAAATGCTAATGCGGTACTGAAAGAATACGAATTCATTGATATTTTCCCAACGAATATATCTGCTATCGATCTTTCTTACGATTCTTCTGATGCAATTGAAGAATTTACTGTTGATTTCCAAGTTCAGACATTCTCTCTTGCTGGGGCTGGCGGTCCAAATGGGTAACTAAATAGGTATACGGATAAAATTTTAAATAGATCATGGCAAAACTTTTTGGGTTCTCGATAGAGAACACAGAACCACTATCTCCTACAACGATCTCACCAGTTCCTCCCAATGCGGAGGATTCTGTTGATCATTATTTGAGTAGTGGTTTTTTTGGTACTCATGTAGATATTGAAGGTGTATATAAGACTGAATATGATTTAATTAAAAGATATCGTGAGATGGCACTTCATCCAGAAGCGGATAGTGCTATTGAAGATATTGTTAATGAAGCAATTGTATCCGATCAGCATGATACTCCAGTAGAAATTGAACTTTCTAATCTTAATGCTAGTGATGGTATTAAGACTAAAATTAGAGAGGAGTTTAAATACATTAAAGATCTTTTAGATTTTGACAAAAAATCTCATGAGATCTATAGAAACTGGTATATTGATGGTAGAATTTACTATCATAAAATTATTGATCTGAAGAAACCTATGGAGGGGATTCAGGAACTTCGTTATATTGATGCAATGAAAATGCGTCATGTTCGTCAGCAGAAGAAGAACGAAAATGATAAGTATGGAAATAAATTAGTAATGAAGAGTAATGATAATCCAATGGATTATCGATTCCCAGAGATAGAAGAATATTTTATATACAATCCAGGTGGTAAGTATCCTACAGGTAATATTAATGCAACTGGTGCAAGCCAGGGAATTAAGATGGCAAAGGATTCTATTACATATTGTACTTCTGGATTAGTTGATAGAAATAAGGGATCTGTTCTTTCATATCTTCACAAATCAATTAAGTCACTCAATCAACTTAGAATGATTGAGGATAGTCTTGTAATTTACAGATTATCTCGTGCTCCAGAACGTAGAATATTCTACATAGATGTAGGTAATTTACCTAAAGTTAAAGCAGAGCAATATCTCAGAGATGTAATGATGAGATATCGTAACAAACTTGTATACGACGCATCTACAGGAGAAGTTCGAGATGACAAAAAGTACATGGCGATGCTTGAGGATTTTTGGTTACCTCGACGAGAGGGAGGGCGTGGTACTGAAATTTCTACTCTGCCTGGAGGCCAAAACCTTGGTGAAATCACGGATATTGAGTACTTCAAAAAGAAATTATATAGGTCGCTCAATGTACCCCCATCAAGAATGGACGGAGAAGGAGGATTCAACTTGGGAAGATCCTCTGAGATATTGAGAGATGAGGTTAAATTTAGTAAGTTTGTCGCACGTTTAAGAAAAAGATTCTCTACCTTATTCAACGATCTTCTTAAAACTCAGTGTTTACTTAAGAATATCTGTACCCCAGAAGATTGGGAAATAATGAGTGAGCATATACAATATGACTTCTTATATGACAATCATTTTGCAGAATTAAAAGAGGCAGAGTTATTAAATGAAAGATTGACAATGGTTGCTGCTGCTGAACCATATCTTGGAAAGTATTTTTCACAAGATTATCTAAGACGCAAGATCCTTCGTCAAACTGATGAAGAAATTCTGGAACAGGATAAACTTATGAAGAAAGAGATTAAGGATGGTACTATTCCTGATCCCGACGAAATGATGATTGATCCTCAAACTGGACAACCATTGCCAGCGAATATGGATTTGGGTCAACCAGTTATGGAACCTGATGTTAATTTACGTGGAACAGATGTAAATGCAGATACAATGGAACAAGAAGCAGACATAGTTAAACCTCGTGGTGGAGAAATCTAGTGTCTATCGGAGGAAAGAAAGACGATTATGATTTTTGTAAACATGAAGATGATTTAGATTGGTGGGCTGAACAACGCATGAATATAAGAGAAGTGAGAATGATTTATAGTTCTCTATCTCATTACCAATCTAATTGGGAAAAATATAATGCTGGTAGACCACCAGAAGAGATGGAATTCCTTAATTGGTATAAAAGAAAATTATTTTCTATGATCTCAGATTACAACTTCACACATCATGAAGTGGAAGAAATAAGAGATGATACTACCCCTAGTGGTGGGGATACATAAATATTAACGATTACTCACAAATTACAATGCCTGATACTGAAACTGAATTGAATTCATCTGAGATTGCACAAGACGTACAATCAGAATTAATGGATATGATTATTGCTGATGAGTCCCCTGCGACCATTAGTGATAAGATTAAAGATATGCTTTTTACCAAATCAGCAGACAGAGTAGATAACTTACGTCCTGATGTAGCTGCTAATACTTTTGGAGATGATGAAGTCGCTGCTGCTGCTGTTGCTGATGCTGCTGCCCATATTAGTGGTGAAGTTGCTGCACAAGCAGATATAGAAGAAGCACCTGCCGAAGAGTAATTATAAATAAATAAGACAATGAACTTTTATCTATAATGGCATTTCTAGGAGTAGGAACTGGTTTTAATATAAACGCAGCATCCACAGCTACTCTTTCACCATGTATTGCTCAAAAGACAGAATATCTTAGAGTTAATACAGGAGTAGCGACAGTACATGTTGCTATTGGAACACTTCCAACAGCAGTTGTCACAGATACTGTTATTACTAACCAACAACCAGAAATAATAAGTTTAGGAAAAGTAAGATCTCAACCTATTAATGCTGTTACTGTTCCATCAGCAGGTGATGGAGTTACTGGAATAGTAACTCTTACTGTTCCTGAGGGTTATGGAAATCAGTTTAGAGAAGGTAGTCTAATAGGATTACAAGTAAAAACAGGAACTGGTTCGACTGATAATCAAACTTATTGGAATTTGACTAATCTTTATGTTTCAAGTGTTCAAATTCATCGAGTTAATACTGGCATCTCTGGAAATGGATTTACTGATAAGTTGACTGTTACAGGAGATTTAAAAACTCAGAATGGTCAAACTGCTGGAATACAAACAGGATTGCTTACTGGTAATACCTTAGAAGCAAGAAGTGCATTTAAAATGAGTGCATTTAGTGGTGGGGTTGAAGGTCAAGTTTATGCTCAACAAATTCAAATTACTGGAGGTTGATTCCCGATGAAACTCATTAGAGAAGAAATCGAAGACATTAAAATTCTTACTGAATCAAGAAACGGTAAGAAGTCTTTGTATATTGAGGGAGTTTTCCTTCAAGGAAACATAAAGAACCGTAATGGTCGTATGTATCCAATGGAAACACTTCAAAAAGAAGTGGGCAGATACATTAAAGAACAAGTTTCTCAGGGAAGAGCAGTTGGAGAGTTGGGTCACCCCGATAGTCCAACGGTGAATCTCGATAGAGTTTCTCATAAGATTATGTCTTTAAGGGAATCTGGTTCTAACTTTATTGGTAAGGCAAAAATTCTTGAGTCTACACCAATGGGTAAGATTGCATCATCACTTTTAAGTGAAGGTGTAAAACTTGGCGTGTCCTCTCGTGGTATTGGTTCATTGAAACCAACCAAAGAAGGATTCAATGTTGTTAGTGATGACTTCATGTTAGCGACTGCTGCTGACATTGTTGCAGATCCTTCTGCACCTGATGCTTTCGTTGAAGGTATCATGGAAGGTAAGGAATGGGTATGGGAAGGTACTATCCTTCGTGAAAGAAAAGCAGAGGAGATCAAGAGTAGAGTTGATACACTTGTATCACAAAGAGCTCTTGAAGAGAATAAATTAAACTTGTTTAATGAGTTTATTAACTCATTGTAAACAAAAACTTTATAAATAAATATAGATTTTAACTTTTAAGATAGTAAATCGGAGAAACTTCAAATGTCTAGTGGCACAAATTTACAGGAAATGGAAGTAGGCACACAGGTATCTAAGACTGCTGTTAACGCTAACGCAGCACCTGCGGCTCCTCTACCAAAAGCAGGAAGCAACGCTTCTGGTGTAGTAACACCTGGCGGCACAGCACAGGTAGAAGACCTTGGTGGTCCTACTCCTGATAACTACAGTCCAACTAACGATTCTGCTAAGTTGAAAGAACCTGGCGGAACTTTAAAGCAAGTTAGAGATGTGGTTACTAATCGTAAAGGTGCAGTAGGACCAGAAGCAGTAGGAACAAGTGCCACTCCTGTTAAGTCACCTGCTGCCGAGGAAGTTGAAATAACTGATGAAGTTGTTTCAGAAGAAGAAGTTGTCACCGATGAAGTTGTTTCTGAGGAAGAAGTTTCCACTGAGGAAATTGTTTCTGAGGAAGAAGTTGTAGATGCACCTGAGTATACTGAGATTGACATCTCTGATGATGTTCAAGCTCTTGTAGAAGGTGAAGAACTATCTGAAGATTTCAAGGAAAAAGCAAAAACTATTCTCGAAGCTGCGATCAACACTAGAGTATCACAGATTGAGGAAGTTCTTGTAGAAGATTACGAAAAGAAACTCCTTGAAGAAGTCGAGGAAATCAAAGGTGCTCTAAATGAGCGTGTTGATTCCTACCTTGAATATGTTGCTGACGAGTGGTTCGCTGAGAATCAACTTGCAGTAGAATCTGGTCTTAAGGAAGAACTTACCGAATCCTTTATGACTGGTCTAAAAGGTCTTTTTGAAGAACATTATGTATCAATCCCTGAAGAAAAATATGATGTACTTGA